CATGGATCCTAAGACCCTAAAAGAACCCCTTGCCTCGCAGGAGCGCCCAGATAGACTGGGGGCGCTCCCGTGGGGGCAACGACTGGAAGGCGAGACTCCCGCATTCTACGCGTCTCTGCTTAGAACCCGCAATAACCCGAAGGGGGTTGCTGAGCTTTTAGCATGCGCTGTCGGTATTGAAATGTCTGAATTTGACTATCAAGTACCTACGGATTGTAGAATGCGTGTCCATATATTCTCTGATGATGACATAGCAGATCCGGCTTTGTCGCCAGTAGTCTTCACATGTTTCCGCGAGATCTTTGCGGAAGCGATTGAGCGTTCAGATGCTCTCGTTCAATCTATTGTTGACATGTTGTACGTCTACGGAGTCACTCAGAGCTCCAAAGCGCTTGTTACGATGCGCGTCGGGTACCTCTTTCTTGACCTTTATGGTAAGTTGGAGGAGTGGTTCAAATTCCAAACCACATACATCTCAGCTGCTCTTTTGAAGCAGGATGTTCTACCTGACACTCCGTCCTTCTTGGAGGGCACTCGACTTGGCGTCATAGGTGGTGGAAAGCTTTTTCGCTGGATTAGAAACCTAGCAAATAAGTCAACCGTCACCCGTGAGGTCATGTCTTGTGCCGCATCCATCCTCGCCCTAAAACGTGGTGCTCTTCCTCTTCGACCGGAACTTGTCGAGGAATCACTCACGAAACACCGTACCACTCTATCACAGGAACCTATGTATAATGGGTATTTAAATCCCATAGTTGAGGCTCTTTATGAGATCAACGAGGTTCTTAGACCTGAATTTAGATCACAAAAGATGGAGTGGCGAATCCCCTCTGCTAGCAGCGCCTTTGGTTGGCGACGTGCTGAGGGTGGTGCCTTTAGTGCAATTGTTGATACTGTTAAGCGTAAGCTTGGCGTTTTCGCTGGCTCTTCCACAGAGCTAGCGGGCTATACCGATGGGTTTAATCCCATGCCGATATACGTGCCTTGCTTTATGTTTGATGCTTATCAACTTGTGCTAGAGGAGGCAAAGAAGGAATCCCTTGATTGCGATGTTCATGTCGTTCTCGAGCCGATGAAGGCCAGGATCATCACTAGTGGCCCACCAAACAGGTATCACATCTGTCGAATTCTACAGAAGTGTATCCATACCGCCATGCGCGGTAGAAAGGAGTTCTCCCTTATTGGTGGTCCCGCTACATCTGAGCTTATAGAGTCGAATTTTCGTATGTTATCGTCTCTCCAGAGCAGCCATTGGGTTATTGTAAGCGCCGATTACTCGGCAGCCACTGATAACATTAATGGTCTACTGTGTGAGGCATACGTCGATATTGTCGCTCGTGAGCTCGGTCTTGATGATGAGACTCGAAAGATTTATCGCGAATCCATGACTAATCACATTCTCCACTATCCTGAGGAGTTTGGTGGTTTTGTCGAACTGCAGCGTAATGGGCAGTTAATGGGTTCGCCGTCGAGTTTCCCTGGTCTTTGCCAGATCAATATCGCCACTTTGTATGCGGCTTGGAGGTCGTATGTTTGGAAGAGGTCCGTTAGTTCACAACTTAACGTACCACTTTACAAACGACCCATGCCGTCTTATGGCGAGTTCCTCTCTGACCTACGGCCAATGGCTAATTGTGATGATCTTCTCTTTATCGCACCTCCCGACTTTGTTCCTTTTTGGAGGAATTGGGTCAACGCTGCTGGTTTAAAACCCAGCCCCGGAAAGAATTATGTGAGTCGTGACTTTGCAGTCATTAACTCAACGTTCTTCCAGGTCACGCGTGGAGACGATGTCGATTGGGTCAATCGCCGTGGACAAGTCCAGTTTGGTCATTCCTTGCACTTCAACCGTGTTCATTGGGTTGGAAGTGGCCTTTTAAAGGGCCAGGCAAGAGTCCTATCGGACACGCGCAGCAACGATGCTGTAGCTGACAATGTTGATTTTGGTCAGCTCAACTCGCAACTGCGATGGGTCCTCGATTGGGAGCCTGGTAGGGAATTGGAAAGAGAGAGGTGTATGGCAATTTGGTTCAGGAACATGAGACATGTCCTCATGAGCCAGGAGCGCTCCTGGCGACTACCGGTTCTGCTCGGTGGTCTTGGTCTACCGATTGGTTCGGCTACTCGCCCTCAGCTTGTCTTCGCTAACATGATTGTTAAGAAGCAACTTTGGGGTTTGGCTAACTCAATGCAGGTTCGACCTAAGATCGAGAATCCGGTTACGAAGAAGCAGTTAGAATTCGAACTGCACCTACGAAATTTACATGGCCTTAAACGCTGCCCTGAGGCGCTGCTCCCGTGGACTTTACACATGGTCCCGGCCGAGGCGTCTCCGAGCGGAGAGAGGCAAGTGAAGATCGTTGAAGCTCGTGTAGTGGATACTAAGATACCCGATTGGATGTTTGGTCTCCCTCAGTGGAATACTGATGAGGATACACCCCTACAGAGTGCTGACTTCGTATGTCGCATGAACTACTTGATTAAGCAGTTCAATGGAGGGCCGATGGCCCTAGAGGATGTTGACACCTGGGATCAACCCCTACTCTGGTACGGGACTGGCTGGAAATTGCCGTCCCCCCAATTACTGGATATGAGGGTTAGGTGCAACAAGATCGCAAGGGCTCTCTCCGATGAGGTAGAGAGCTTGGGATGGAGTTTTGGAGACTAAGTTGGACAGTCTCGCCTTTGGGAGTAACCCGTATCACGTCAGATCAACGTGAAATGGAAAGGTTATTCCCGTGTCCGATAGCTTGATCAGCTGTCATCCACATTTGTGGAATGCGGTAGCCAGGTAGGTCTTCCTCCTGCGTTGTGAGCGAATTGTAAGAAC